TATCTGTTTTATACCTATTTCATATAGTAACATCGTATAAAGGATATGTCAAAATATCAGGTCTCAGAATGTCCGATATCAAATATATTTCATCAATTATCAAACCTTAGTAGGATTTCGAGGTTTATATTAGTAATTGTTCTATGTATAACCTACTATTGCGTTATGACTTATATTATCACTGAAGATGATGATCCTCAAAATATACTCGCCGCAAGTACACTTCATAACAGATATACAATAAATACATGTAATGACTTCACATATGGTTGCTGCTATATCTATGAGATGTGTCAAATTAATGATTCACCTTATCCTCATCTCAGTTATCACAAGGATAAATTGGATGTTTATGTAATTTACTCCCATGATATACTTAGGTCAAATTGTCCTAGTCTAAGATCGATTATTAATCAATATAATCAAAAATATGGTTCAGATGAATGCGGTGAGTTCGGTTGTTGTCCAGACTTTATGAATATCCAATGCGATGATACGATTCATAATCATATCAATGAAGGTAATGATCAAACTTTAATTGATCATTTTAAAAATAACTCAAAAAAAATACCAATTAAGGTCTCCAAAATTGATGAAAGTGGTTCCAATTGTTGGAATAATGATGGCTTCCTATCAGGTATCCCTCATTTCATCTATAAATATAATCACAATTTCCCAGATCCCCCAGAACCACTATCATGGTTTGAAATTATCGTCAGAGGTATACTCGCAGTATTCGCAATCATATTTATCGCTAAAGGGAAATGTTAATATTAGAGTCGACTTTTCCGTAAATGGATATTTACATACATTCCCAATAATCCTCCATATACATCTGCGGGTCCCATCGTAAATGTATTAATCCCCATATATTTTTTATCTTGTATTGTTTCTTCTTGTCGTTTATCCAATGTATAATCATGATTCTTAAATAAATGTAATAATATTAATCTCATCTCCATCTGTGAAAAGTTCTTTCCTAAACAATTACGAGGCCCATACGTAAATGGACTAAACCTTTCAGAAGATACATTATATCCACCAAAACCCTCATGATGCCATATCTCTGATTCCTTAAAGTCTCTCTCAGGATTAAAATCATCCACATCATCACCCCATAATTCACTATTACGATGTCTTGTCCAATTCATTATTTGACAATATGTCCCCTTCTTTAATTTCACCCTATCACCATTATGACCAATCACATAATCATCTTTCTCTAATTCGCGATATGTCCCATTTGCCAATGCGGGCCATAATCGTAGAGTTTCCGTAATACATTTTGTCATATAAGGTAATTGAAAAAATGTATGGTAATTCTCATTCTCATTATTTATCCAATACATATCTATCTCTTGTATTAATTTATTCTTACATTCAGGATTTTTACATAATTCATACAATAACCAGGTTAAAGTATGTCCAGTTGTATCATGTCCGGCAAAAGCAAATAATAACATATTTCCAATATTCTTCTGTAGATCCTTTGATTGATGAAATATCTGAGATATTGGACCATCAGAATTCATCGCCTCAGCTAAAGCATCGACAGAAAATTCCTCTAAATATTCAACACCTATACCAGAAAATGCTCGTCGTACTCTCTCATTTGTTTTTCTCTCGAAATCATCAGAAAATCCAAACATAGCCTTCTGTAATTGAGCCTGTGTCTCATTTAAAAAGAATTCACTCATATTTACAGGCTCACTATAATCAGATGACATCTTTATTAATAATTCACTACATCCTCGAGCTCTTTTAACACTCGCAGGAAACACCTTCTGTAATGAATGTTTCGGTAAAAATGAATTTGTCATTCCATTTCTCTGATGTCTCCAATCTTCATTGTCAGTCGTTGATATAATACTCGTATTTAATAATGATCTAAATATTGGTGTCTTCTTTATATGTCCCTTACATATTCGTTCAGCATCATCCGGATGAGATATTATCACTATATTATCTATCTCATAATCTCCGTTCCATTTATGTAATAATGGTAAACTTACATTCGCACTAGGATCTTTCATCTCTCCTAATATCGATGATATAAATACATGATTATATCCCATTATTATACTCTTGAAATATCGAGGGAATATATCCTCATCATCGATGGATAAATTTGGTATCAAATAAGTATGATCATTCTTCGTTCCTCGTAATTCAATTAGCTTAGAATAATCATACTCTAAAATACTCTTTCTTTCTGTAAAAAATGTAGGTATTTCCATTATATTCAATGATCTTATTTTTATTCTTAGATATCAATACTAATCCTCAGAACACTTCATCATCTGACAAGCCTGATTTATTAAATACTTAATCTTATCAATATATTCTATATTCTCCGGTGTATCCACCAAATTATATAAATCATTCATAGTATTAAGTATCAGGATATTACTTATCATTAAAGGAAGATATAATATGATCCCTCCAATTAAATATTTACAATATTCATATCGAACTCCCTCATTCGGTTGAATAGAATACATCCTATTATTATTATTATTATTATTATTCTACCAATTTAATTCTCCATCAAAATATTCATTCAATAATCTATCATAATATTGTTTGATTTCCGGTGTAATTACCTCAATATCATCTTCTTTTGAATATAAATCAAAATTATTAAATTCTAATACATCTCTTAATATCTCTTCATCTTTTTCATTCATAAATTGCTTGTATTCTCCCTCCGTGTGCCAAGGATAAAATGAATGATATCGTATCACATCCAAATATCGATCCGAAATCCTATGGTTCTTATTCCCCTTTAATACATTATATAAATACTCATCATGTCCATAAGATAATACCAACTTATCTAATCCACATCCCTCTTCATAAATACCATTCTTATCATATTTCAGATAATCAAAATGTTTCTTTAATGTATCATAATATACTATACTCTCAGGAAATTTACATCCTAAAACATATGTATCACCAACTACCAACCAGCTAGGTTCGCCAAATGAAAATAATACTTTGCCCACATCATGTATTAATCCTATGATTTGAAATTCTTTATTTTCTGGATACTTCTTACGTACTCTTTCGGCAGTTTGATACGCATGAACAGAATTTTCAACGTCCAAATCAGGATCACTTGGATCAATAAATTCATCCATTAAGGATAAGGCTTTTTGTATCGTCATTCTTCTCTGATCTAATTGACCATATTTTCTTTTTTTCTCTTTCACTAATTCAATTGTCTGATTCTCATGCATCTCTTTATACAAAAAATATTGTGATGTACCCTCCTCATAATTTCGTAATTTATCAGATTTCATCCTATTTATTATCTACTATTATTTTATTATTTTATAGCCACTATCTGATTCTTTTTTAAATCACGGATAAAACTATCTTCCGTCAATTGAACCATTCCTTGCTCATATCCAGGGAATCTCTTCAAATCATTTATTACATTATCTGTTCCGAAATAATCATGCTCCACTACTCCGTCTCTTAAATAATGACCATAAGTACTAAATATACTTCCCTCAATCAATAATGATTCACGATTTTCTATCACAAATGTATACATATAATTACATTCAATCACTTCGAAACCTCTAATATCGATCGGAAACCTCCATTTCTTATTTATTTTTAACTCGTTAAATAAAAGAATAGGATGATAGGGTGTTATCTTTAAATTATCAATCATCACCATATTTGCTTTACCATCCGTACATTTCGTCCTAATAACACATTCAACCTTTGATTCTGAATAAATCTCAACTCCGTCTGAAAGACTAAAAGTTATCACTCGATCCCCCTTCCGAATTTCTTCCACCTTCTTATAACCTTGATCATTCATCAATACACGACATCCCTCAGAACAACAACCGCCGCCAGCATTATTATATACTCTCATACTTGTAGGAGCAGCATGATGGACCACATAATTTCTACCCGACTCGGTATTGCGGGCTCCTCTACCAATTTTAGGGGGTGGTTGCCTAATATCTCTCTTTGGTGGTGGTTGATCATCAAAAATATCAGATACTTCATCAATTAATCTCCGAAACAATTCTCCACCAAATTGAGACACTCCGCGATCCTTAAAATTATTACAAATCTCATTCTCATATGCTCCCCGTAAAGAAAGTAAATAATGTTTTCCCCAGCGACTAAACCAATCTTCTCTTTGACCCTCAGTTGTCATATTCAATGCCTCTTTCACCTGACCATCTAAATCAAAAGCAATATTCTGAATATACTCATTTGTAGATTCTTTCTTAAGTTGTTCAATTGAATGATTTAATTCGTCCACAAATGTAAGATCATTGTATTTCTTCTTTTCTATACAACGATCAATCAATTGAATCGTTTCAGTTCTATATCGTTGATTTATATAATACTCGCTTGAAGGTTCTATATTATCATTAGTAACTAACGTTGTACTCCCAAATTTAAGCTCAACCCTCGCAAAATTATTTAAACCATCAGAAGAATTACTCGCCCCACGGGTATCTAAATTAAAGACTATATTCTTATCTTGCCCATACTTTAAAGAATCTAAACCGATATTACGAATAAAACATGTCGGCTTAAGGCCTTCAAAAGTAACCCCTTTACTAAGTGTAATCTTTAATTGAGGATGCTGGACTGCCGTTGTAAATAAATTACTTATGCCATTTATAAATACAGAACCCAATATTGATGCGTCCGGTATAAAAGAATATCCATCGCCACCAGAAACAACAGAAAGTTCTGATAATAATATAGAATCAAGTTTGTATCCAAATCCATAACATGACACCATACATCGAAAATTATGATCCCTAAAATACTTCTCAAGCATATATCTATGTCCGCGGGGTGGATCGACATTGGGTATTCCATCCGTTAAAAGCATCACCCCTTTAACACGATTTAAAGGTGATGTTGTTCTCAAAATATCTAATGATCGTATTATCCCTGACCACATATTCGTATTACTTATCGGCTTTAAAGAATCTAACCCCTCCTCAATCATCCTCTTATTCTCAGGAGTACAAGATATATTCTCAAAAATCGTTTTCGCTTCACTACTATAAGTTACCACTGAAATATTATCATTCTCATTCAAACTATGAAGTATTGTTTTCGCAGCAACAATTGTTAAAGATAATACAGAAAACCCATGGGTAATCGTCTCATTACTTTCACCCTTCAAAGTAGCAGGGTCATACATTGAATAAGATACATCAATACATAATACTATATCAACAGGTGGTCTTACATCAATATCAGGAGTTTGAATATTTACAAATAACTTATCATCCATATAATATGTCTTTAATTCAATACCACCGAGTGAATCACGGAATGGCTTTAATTTAACATCCGATATCCGACTATCGATCTTTAATTTATCCTTACTAACCATTACGCGGATCTCATCAATACTCCTCTTTAAAGCTATATTATCTATCAATTGACTCTCATTCAATGGCTCCCTTGTAATTGGTGATGTCTTCTCAATCATTAACCAGTCATGAATTGACTTCTTCTCATAAGAATGACCATTTGGATCAGATACAGGTTCGTTCATCAGATCTCCTGTAATTGGACAATAAAATTCTTGTGGAATAAATGTTTGCTTCTCCATATCTATTTACATAGATATATACTTTTGTTTTTAAGTATATCGAATCATATAATTTTTTACTACTTAAAATCAAATAATTTTTTACTACTTAAAATCAAATTAATATCAAACTAATATGAAATCACTATTTCTAATTCGCCATGGTATCGCTCAACATAATATCCTCTTCCAAAATATAGGAAAAAAAATATTCTATGATCCACGCTATTATGACACTCGTCTAACACCACAAGGTCATGAACAATCACTACTACTAGGTAGTACATGGGATAAACTACATACGATTGATCTTGTATTATGTTCATCTCTTTATCGATCATTAGAAACAGCTGAAAATATATTTCTTAATACAAATACAAATATCCTCGCTCTAGATTGTCTCAAAGAATTCCCACAAGGTCTTCAAACATGTAATAAAAGATCACCCAAAAGTGAATTAATACAAAGATTTCATAGAATCAATTTCTCTCATATTAACACAGAAAATGATGAACTATGGAATGATCATAAAGAAGAATCCATCGATAGCCTCAATCAACGCATTCAAGAACTAAATGATTTTATCAAAGGTAGAAAAGAAAATAATATAGCAATTATTAGTCATAATTCATTCATCGGTCAATACAAAAATAATAAAATTAATCTTATCGAAAACGGAGATAAAGAACTACTCCATTGCTCCCCATACGAAGTTCAATTTAAATTATAAAGCAAAGGATTCTTCATTCCGTTGAACATCAGGGTCTGAGAAAAATCTCTCGGAAATATTATTCATCAATATAAAACAAGTTAAAAGGATCACAACCTTCTTTAACTCATCACCACTTATCGTTATATAATCCTCAAGTAAATACATCATCACAAATATCATTATCAAAAATTTATAGTTCTCAATAAATAATTGTAATGAATAATATATACGTACTATATCATATGATAATGATATGATATATAAAGACATTAAATAAAACTCCTCGTC